TTGACTAGGCAAATTCAAAATCTGTTGAACCGGAACGGGCGATATTTCAGTCGCCTTTCTGTTCCGGTTCAGCTTCGTGAAATCATCGGCAAGCGTGAACTTTTGAAGCCTCTCGGCCCTGATCGGATGGACGCGATCCGGCAGCACTATCGCGTGATCGCGGATTTTCAGGACCAGTTAGAAGCCGCTCGAAAGCAACTTGAGGAAGGCAAGCCGGAAAAGCCGGTTCCGGCAGGAAAACCCCTGACCGTGCGCCAAATGGCCCGCGAGCTTTATAGGGAAGAGCTTCGGCAGGATGAAATTCGCCGCTATGCTGATCCGGCGATTGCGGGAAAACGCGACCCTGACCTTTTGCAGGGCTTTGCAGATGCCTTCGCCTCAAGCCTTCGGAAACTCATTGCTGGCGTGATTTCGACCGATGAGCGCAAGGAAGGATTTGTGGGCGCAACAATAGGCTATGCGATCGATGATTTCCGCGAGCGCGGCCATACAACGGCAAAAGCCGGAACCCCTGAATATGAAGAATTAGCGAAAGCACTCGCGGCGGCACGCCTAGAGGCTATGGAAAGGTCGAAAGAGCGCGACCAAGGGATTTTCAACGGTGAACCATCTCACCCTATCCTGACCGATCCTAAGCCCGCTCCCGGTGATCCGCTAAGAGAACGGATCATTTCCGAAGATTCGACTAAGCCGCTCAATGAAATCGTGCCAGACTTTCTGAAAAGTCGCGGCATCAGCCCTTCAATGGAATATGAGCATATTTCTTCGGTTCGCATGTTCGAAGAGCATTTAGGCTTCGCCAAGCCGGTTTATGCCATCACAAGGGCGGACGTCCGGACTTATATGAAGGCTCTTCAAGAGGCTCCCGCGCACGCCCTAAAACGCTTCCCCGGTAAGACGCTCCCCGAAGCGATCAAGGCAAACCAAGCACTCAAGCAACCCTATGACCTTCTCACCCCAGGCACCATTAACGACAAATGGCTTGCTCGCTTAAATACCTTACTTTCATGGTGTCAGCGTAACGATATTATTCCTGACAATCCCGCCTCCGGCGTAAAGATCGATTTTAAAGCGACTTCGAAACCGCCACGCATTCCGTTCGACGCGAGCGACCTTAAGAAAATTTTCGATGGATACATTTCCGGCGAGGATCGTTTCGCAGCGATTTGTTCGCTCTATCTCGGCACGCGACCAAGCGAGCTTGCTCAAGTGCGGCTCGATTCAATCCGCTATGAACGGGGAATCCTGATCGTTGCGATTGAGGAAGAGCTTAAAAATGCAGAATCCAATCGTGTTGTTCCAGTGCATCAAGACCTTATCGACCTTGGTTTTGAAAAGCATGTCGAGGCATTACGCAAAAAAGGCGCGACGCACCTGTTTCCAAAATGGTTCAAGGATGGAACCAACGCGCGCCTGAAAGCAGAGAAGAAATGTGAACAGACAGGTAAGCCTCTCCAACTCAATCAGCACTTCCCGAAATTTATCCCGCGTCGCTTCAATTACACCTATCTGGCGAATATCGGCATCACAGACACAAGGAAAAATTTCTATTCATTCCGGCACACATTCAAAACCGGGTTGGCAATCGCTGGCGTGCCGAAAGAGGTTCGCGATCAATTAACCGGCCACAAAAATTCGGACGTTGGCTCGATTTATGAGCACGGATATTCGGTCGAAAAGCTCAAGGAAGGCATTGATCAATTACAATTTGACGATTTGAAATTAAAAAATCTTTGTTCGTGACTAAATGTAATTAGATAAGAACGCTACATTTTACATATCAGAACTGCTATACTGTTGTCATATTGAATAGCAGTTCGGATATATTTCTTTGTCATTTACTGATTTCATTGCTGGATTATTTGAGAAAAAGGCCGCTTCTATTGCTACGCCAGACCAAGCATTGCTTGATCTATTTGGCGTGGCCGCGTCTAATTCAGGAATTTCAGTCTCCCCGCGCGTGGCAATGTCGTGCACGCCTGTCAAATGCGCTGTAAATGCCATTGCCGAACCGATAGGGCAGCTTCCGGTTTATGTTTATGCTCTCCTGCCGAACGGCGCTTCCGAACGTGTTTTGAGCCATCCTGTCTCAGCCCTGTTGAATGACAAGGTGAACGATTGGACTCCCGCTTCTGTTTTCCGTGAACAAATGGCACGCGACTGCCTGCTTCACGGAAATGCCTATGCGTTCATTAATCGCGTGAATGGCTCGCCTGTCGAATTGAACCGCCTTGATCCTGCTTCGGTTCAAGTCGAAATCAATCTGGACACTGGCGAACCAATTTACCGGATCGTGACAACACCCAATGGCGCGGCACTCTCACAAAGCCGCGTGATCCCTTTCAGCGACATTGTTCATATCAAAATTGAGTCGTTCGATTCTTACATTGGCGCGTCGCCGATCCGCCTTGCTCAGGACGCCATTGGTCTGGCGCTGATCCTTGAGCGCCATGCGAACAAGCTCTTCGCTAATGGCGCGCGGCCTTCTGGCGTTCTCAAATTTCCGGGGAAGCTTGTCGATAAAGAGACTATCGCCCGAATGCGGGCTTCGTGGAACAGCCTTCATACAGGCTCTTCGGCCGGTGGAACTGCTCTCCTAGAGGAAGGCGGCGATTTCACGGCCCTCACATTTAGCTCTGTTGATAGTCAATTCCTTGAGCTTCGCAAATTCTCAATCGCGGAAATCTCCCGCGTCTTCCGCGTGCCGCCTCACCTGCTTGGTGATCTTGAAAATATCACGTTGAAGAACGGCGAAGAGCTATCACGCCAGTTTGTTCAGAACACATTGGTTCCTTGGTTCGTTCGCTTTGAGAATGAATTTCGTCTCAAGCTCTTCAATGATTCAGTGCGCGCTCAATATGACATTGGTTTTGATTCCGATGCCCTTGTTCGCGCTGATCTACAGGCGCGAGCGCAATCCTATTCTCAAATGATCGCGGCCAGAGTCATGAACCCGAATGAGGTTCGCGCGATCGAAGGCTTGCCGCCATATCAAGGCGGCGATGAATTTATCAATCCGAACATTTCCCAAACAAACACGCAGGCACCTAATGTCTGATGATATTCAATTTACCGCCTTCCTTGGCGACATGGAACATACTTTCAAACTAACTTCAAAGTTGATCCTTGAGCTTGAGCACCTTGCGGAATGCGGCATCGGCGCATTGTTTAAACGCCTAACATCGAACGAATTTAGGCACCTAGACATTGCTCAAACAATCCGGCTTGGTCTGATCGGTGGCGGAATGTCTCCCGAACAATCTGTTCGTTTCGTCGAAACTTATGTTATCGACCGGCCTTTGAAAGAAATCTATCCGGTTGCACTCGGTATCCTCGAAACACTGTATTTTGGCAAGCAAAAAGAGGAAGCAACGGAATGAGCTTCCTCGAAATCAAAGCTGATCTTTCCGTATCAGATCAAGGTGAAATCAAAGGTATTGCGTGGCCTTTCGGCTCACCTGATCGTGTCGGCGATATGATCCTGAAAGGCGCTTTCCAGAGTGCCAATAATGTTCCGATGCTTTGGGCTCATGATCAAAGTCAGCCGATTGGCGTATGGAACGAAATCAAGGAAACACCTCGCGGATTAGAAGTTTCTGGCAAGCTTCTGATCAATGACATTCCGAAAGCCAAAGAAGCCTATGCGCTGATCAAGGAAGGCGCAATTTCAGGGCTTTCGATCGGCTTTCAGACGAAATCCGCCACGCCAAAACAAGGTGGCGGCAGATATATTAAATCCCTCAATCTATTTGAAATCTCGTTTGTTTCTGTTCCTTGCCATCCTGGTGCGCAGATTACTTCCATAAAGGAAAATCCATTGGACCCCGAAAATATTGATACCACTGCCGTTGAAACCAAGAGCGCGGAAATTATCGCTCTTGAAGAGAAGATTGCTTCGCTTGAGACTGAAACCAAGGCTCTTTCGGCAGCAACTTCCCGCCTCGATAAGATCGAAGCGCGTCTGAATCGCCCTGCCGTTAGTTCTGGCAATCGCGATATTGATAATGGTGTTGATTTCGAACGCAAGGCTTTTGGTTCTTTCGTTCGACGTGGCGTTGAACGTATGCCGCATGATGAAGTGAAGGCGCTTACCGTCGCGAATGATGCTTCGGCTGGTTATCTCGCGCCTGCCGTTTTCAGCAACGAACTAATTAAATTGTTGCGCCAGTTTTCCCCTGTTCGGCAATATGCGCGTGTTGTTTCCATTGGCGCTCCAGAGATCAAGCTTCCACGCCGCGTCTCTTCCACGGCGGCAACGTGGGTTGCGGAAACAGATGATCGCACCGCCACAAGCATGAGCTTTGAACAGCTTACTTTCCAGCCTTATGAACTGGCAACCTATGTCGATGTTTCCAATCAGCTTTTGGAAGACAACGCCTATAATCTGGAAGGCGAGCTTGCTTCCGATCTTGCCGAATCCTTCGGCATTACGGAAAGCATGGCATTTCTTTCTGGTGATGGCGTTGGAAAGCCGAAGGGTCTGTTGAATGCAACCGGCATCGCTACATTTAGCGTTTCTTCCTTTTCGATGGATAGCACTGGCTCTGATCTATTGATCGATATGTACCATAAACTGCCTTCGGCTCACGCACAGAACGCGGTTTGGATTTTGAACCGCGACACCCTCGCGCAATTGCGGAAGGTGAAAAACAGTTACGGCGATTATATTATTCAGGGCTCTCTGAATACGGTTGGCGCGATGACGCTGCTTGGCCGCCCTGTTGTCGAAATGGTGGATATGCCGAACATTGGTTCCGCCGCAACCCCGATCGTCTTTGGTGATTTGCAGGGCTATCGCATTGTTGATCGCGTTGGCCTTTCGATCCTTCGTGATCCCTATACTCTGGCGACGAAAGGCCAGATGCGCATTCATGCGCGAAAGCGTGTCGGCGGCGATGTAACGCACCCTGATCGTTTCGTAAAACTCACCCTCTCGGCCTAATCAATTTAGGGCGGGTTTTCAACCCGCCCAACACTTTATTTTTTTTCAAAGGATTTTTCTTATGGCAATCAAGAGTAATGCGGGCACACAAATTTTCGTGGGAACCGCGACCTTTCCGAATAATACTTATAACGGTTTGCTGGCTTCCGATTACACGACCGATACCTTCACGGCAATCGGCAACGTCGCAGATATCGGAAACTTCGGCGATACGGTTCAGACGATTGAAGCGAATAGTATCGGCGATGCTCGCGTTCGCAAATTGCAGGGAATGCGCGACGCTGGCACGCTTGAATTGACTGTGAACCATGATCCTGCGGACGCCGGACAGACTGCTTGCCGCGCCGCGAGCAAATCCAGTCTCATGCGCAATTTCAAGATCATCCTTGATGACAAAGCGACCGAAGAGGGAACGGGCACAACGCTTTATTTCCGCGCGATCACTCTCGGTAACCAGATGAAAACTGGTGGCCCGAATGACGTTGTGCAGCAGATTTTCCAATTAGGCATCAATACGGATGTTTTGGAAGTCGCAGCTTCTTAAGGATCAATGACAAATGAAACTCGCGGCGGATGAAATCACTATCACGATCAATTACGAAACGATCTATTTGAAGCCGACTCTTCGCGCCGCGATCCGTCTTGAGCGCAAACATGGGTTCCAGAAAATCCTTACCGGCCTTCAAGAAGGATCGATCACGATCATTTCTGATATTATCGCGGAAAGCACGGTTTATAAAACCGCTCTTCCTGCCTTCCTCGATGAAATCGGCGAACTACCTCTTGGTGCCACGCTCGATTTGATTGTGCCTGCCCTTTTCGCTCATGTTCTTCGCCTTGCTGGCCTTGATGAATTTGAGCCGGAAGAGGCCCGTCAGGACGAAAAGAGCAAGGTCGAGCGTATCACCTATGCAGAACGCCATGAAAAGCTATTCCAGATCGCCACAGGCTGGCTTGGCTGGACGCCAGAGGTTGCTCTAAACGCCACAGTTCCAGAAATCGAAGCGGCCTATAAAGGCCGGATCGATATGCTTAAGGCGATTTTCGCCAGCAATGACGCTGAAAACAAGCAGGAAGAGGCCAGAAAAGACCTCTCCCTTGATGAGAAAGTGCGGCTGGCCTTCGGCAATTACAAAATCAGGAAGGTTACTGCCTGATGCCGATGAAAGCCCCATGGATTTGCCCTTGCGGATTGAAAATCGCGGGCGGCGAACCCTGTCCCTGTTCCCTGACGCGGCGGGCGGAACAAAAAGCCCGCGCCGATCGCAGACGATTACCAGCCCGCGAACGTGGTTACGATTCCAAATGGGAACGCGAACGAGAATTATTCCTGAAAGACAATCGCAAATGTAAATTTTGCTGCGAACCCGCGACGATTGTTGATCATATCGTTCCGCATAAGGGCGACATGAAATTGTTCTGGTCGCGCTCAAATTGGCAACCGCTTTGTGTGAAATGCCATAGCAGCACGAAACAGCGCATGGAAAGGTCTGGTTTGATATGACTCTTCCAACATTCAATCCGCCTACAGAACCAACGATTGGTTTGGAGAACAAGCCAGAGATTAAATTGCTCAAGGCCGATTTCGGTGATGGTTACACGCAATCAAGCCCCGATGGGTTAAATCATATTCGCAAGGTTATAAATTTAACGTGGGACGTTTTATATCAGGATGATTGCGCGGAAATTTTAAACTTCTTCAATGAACGTGCTGGTTATCTGCCATTCTATTATCAATTGCCGGACGAGACACAACCCACAAAATACACCTGTGAAGAATGGTCCGATAAATACATCCAAGCCGATTATCGCTCTGTTGCGGCAACTTTCAGACAGTCATTTACATTAGAAATTTGATCATGGATAATTTAGATAATGAGAAGCAACTTTGGTGCGCGGTAATTCACCAAGCCCTTACAGATGCAATTACTTCCAGCAAAGCAAAAAATAGTGATCTAATTCGCCGAAAAGCGCGCATTTGGCTAACCGAACCAAATGATGATTTCAATAAAGTCTGTTCTCTCGCAGGCTTAGAGCCAAATCCGACTCAAACAGCCCTGATACAATATCTTGCGGATTTTGACAGCGGAACACTTCCCGTCAAGGAAGTGAAAGAATCAAAACCCCAAAAAGAACCAATCAAATTGACATATCAGGGTGAAACCAAAACAGCTAAACAATGGTCTGAATCTCTCGGCATTTCGCTTACAACGATTATGAAACGATATCACCTTGGTCTACCGATCGAGAAAATTTTATATGTCGGACGATTACGCTTACATAAACAAAATCGGATTTGTCAGATTCCGGCAGGCAAACCATCAATCAAATTGACATATAACGGCGAAACAAAATCGATATCACATTGGGCAACGGAATTAGGTATCAGTTCAGCGGTGATACATGGTCGAAGGCGAAGAGGCTTACCAATCGAACGAATCCTTTCTCCTAAGAAATGAAACACAGAAGGTAATATCCGACATGACTTTTTATCAATATACAGACGAATGGACTGATCTAGGAACAGGTAAAATCAGAATCCATACCAATGAATGGCTCTTTGCGACAATTAGAAATAATACGCCAAGGGACTCTGATTCCAATTATGCTACTGAATTAACTGGCTTCAATAATAACTGGAAATTCGCCGAAGATTCTCAAAACAGCTTCATTATTAAGCCGTATGAGATAGATCAAAAAGCATTTGAAATCGCCACGCCGCTTCATCTGTATATCAAGCCAATCAAACCCTTAGACACGAATGAATTTGCAGTGATGGTTGATAGCAATATCCAGCCGAACGGGCAAAATTCCTGCTACATTACACTAACCAGCTTTGATTATTCCTTATTCAATTTGCAAGAAACCCCTGTTAGCGACACTACCACAATAAACACTCATAATTTCCAAGATAGGACGATTACGACAAGCCTCAAGAACCTTACGACGAATGCTATCACTACCTTCAAGCGGATTATCTATGGCGGAAGCACTTCCGAAACCATCACTTATACGGATAGCACAGGTCTAGGGTGTGTTAGCGCTTGATCCATTCATTGGTTGCGGCGAGACAGAGGATGCCGAGGAAGGAGCAGGCAGTTTTTTCGTAGCGTGTGGCAATAGCCCGCCATTCTTTCAATCTGGCCCAGAGGTTCTCGACGGTAGACCGATTGTTGTAGATCCAGTCAGGGCAGGCAACCGGCGCTTCGTTGCGTTTGTGTGGGATGGCTGGGCGTGCGCCCCTATCCCGGATGAGAGTGCGGAACGCGTGCGAGGCATAACCTTTATCACCGACGATCCAGCCGGGGATATCCGGCAGGCAATCGATCAG